GATATAAGATATTAATATATAAGGATATATATGCATAAGGATGCTAGTAAATTACAACAGAAGGCGTTGATCTTGATAGAACGCCACCTTGACCAACTGTTGGGGCAAGAGCAGGTTGCGGCAGCCAGTGCGATCATTATCCAGAACTACGCTAAGACCTTGGCGGTAGTGGCCAGGGACCAAAGAGAGGCTCTGAGGGGATTTAATCCCGCCTCCCTAACTGACGAAGAATTAGACAACCTGGCCAGACAAGCTGAACAGGCTATAGGTGATGAGATAGAAAACTAGGAGATAATATGAACCACAAACGAACCCGCCCGCGGACGGTCAAGGTATTTGGAGAGAAGTTTAAAATCAAATACCTCCACCCGGACGATTGTGATGATTTAGATGGTGCGCATGGGATTATGTGTTTGAATGAGCGTGAGATAGTTATCAACAATACTCTCCCCCTTGATCAAATGCGCAGGACATTAATTCATGAAATAACGCACGCGATATTAGGTGTATCCGGTATTTCAGAAAAACTAAATCCCGCAGTTGAAGAAGCTATATGCGTAGCATTAGAAGCGGGCGTGTCAGCATTCAAAGTATCAAACCGGTTGCATGGATAGGAGATAAATATGCGAGCCATAGTGAGAAAGGCCGATCCAGCCGACATGAATTTCATACTCAATTCATTCCTGCGATCACAACGGTCAAATAAGCGATTTGAAAATGTTATAAATGAAATATACTTCCCCGAACAAACACGAGTTATGCACTCAATGTTGCGGGGGTCCAAAGTGTTAGTTATCTGTAATTCGGAACACCCCGACCATCTATTCGGGTATGTGGTAGGTTCTCCAGACAAGACTACGCACTTTATATATGTGAAACACCCTTACCGCAAGATGGGCCTAGGTCGAAAATTAATGGAGCACCTGCACCCCTCCTTATATAAGAAGACGTTGCAGGCCTCCTATAGTTGTCCAGGCTGGCCAGAATTATCGTCCAAGTTTAGGCATTTATTTAACCCATACGACTGAGGTTTATATGTATCTCGAGGCATGCCAATTTTTTCAACCTGTGCCACTACCAAGTGAACAGGATGGTAAGCGGTCCCCCCTAGTAACCTCAGTTCGAGCCGAACAATATGACATTGTTTTGCAGGGTACTGATGTCAGGATTTCACATAAACAGACCGGCAAGTTTGTAATAGTTACCTTATTCAACACTTGTTGGTATATACCTCGTGAGGTAGTCAGTGAACCACAACCAAGCCCAAGCGATATTACGCGAACGGGAAAGGCGAAAATCAAACAACATACCGTGGTTGCTAACAAGCTTCAAACAGCAGACTGATTTCATACAGGATCCTAGTAGGCTCAAAGCTGCGTTATGTACTCGTCGTGCAGGTAAATCCTACGGTATGGGCGAGTATGCTTGTAAGACGTGTATGGAGACCCCCAACGTATCTGTTGTGATCATCGGCTTGACACGAGACTCGATTAAAAAGATTTACATCAAAGATGTGTTGAGTGTTATTAACCGCCGGTACAAACTGGGGGCCACATTTAACAAAACTGAACTGTCCATGAATTTCCCCAACGGATCTGTTCTGTATCTAGTCGGTGCGGACTCGGACGAGGCAGAGATGTTGAAGTTGTTGGGACAGAAATTTAAACTCGTCATTATAGATGAGTCTTCGATGTACACAAACATAGATTTAAGAGAATTAGTATATGGGGTGGTAAAGCCTGCAACGGCTGACTATCGTGGGACGATCGCCATGATAGGCACCCCGTCCAACTACACAACATCCCTCTTTTATGATATAACGACTGGCAAAGAGCCTGGTTGGTCTACCCATGAATGGACTGCATATGACAATCCCCATATGACCGAGGCGTGGACTGAGGAAATCGACTTTCTAAGGACTACTCAGCCCGGGATTGAGGAGACTCCCCGCTTTAAACAACATTATCTGGGCAAATGGTGCGTAGATTTGTCGGCCCTGGTCTACAAATATAACCCGACCAAGAACCATGCCGCAGCATTACCCCTAGATCATGTATACCACCATGTATTGGGGGTTGACCTTGGGTATGAGGACGCTACTGCATTTGTACTGGGTGCGTATTCATTTCATGACCCAAACCTGTACATTCGGCTAGTTATAAAGGAGCGTAAAATGCTCTTGACGGATGTAGCCGAAACTATTAATAATTTACTTAATAGGTATCAAATAGGACAGGTTATTATTGATGGGGCGGCTAAGCAGGCGGTAGAGGAGATTAAGGCCCGCTACCAATTGCCAATCATATGCACGGAAAAGGCACATAAACGTGATTTTATCGAACTTATGAATACTGACCTTCAGACAGGTAAAATCAAACTCCTGCCCAATTGTGAGCATTTAATCGACGAATGGTCAAACCTGGTGTGGGATGAAAACCAACGGAAAAAGAATAACTGGGTAGAACACGCTAAATGTGATAACCACGCAGCTGATGCGGCATTATACATGTGGCGATGGGCGTATAATTATACGGCCAAACCCCGACCCCCGGTACCCACAGTAGAGGATAATATCGATAACTGGTGGGAAAAACAGGGCGAACAAATTGAGAAAGTAAAACAAGGAGATATAGAATGGATGGATTTTTGAATTTGGTAGATGAATTGAGAAAACGCGGAGCTGTTGAAATTACTACAGAATTTGCCTCTGTTAAGTTCGCGATTCCATTGCAGCCCTTGGTCGAACCTGTCTCCGAACCTAAGCCAATGATTATAGAACGCCCTCAAGATCTGGACGCTTTACTATATACTGAAACTACTAACCTGTGAGGCCCTAAATGGCTGACATTCCTGTCATATATTATAACAAGACAGCTATAGAACAGTCGGGCAACCCCCGCTGGTGGAAAGAGAAACCCGCAGACATATTTAAGCATATTTTCGGGTATCTCCGAAATATTGAACAAAATCAGGCAGGTCGTCGCCTACAATGGCTTCAATTCGCTCGATTATATCAGAACCAGAATCCGATGGGGTTCTTTAACGGCGTAAATACAAGCACAATTAGTGCGGTAGGCCTTAAGGATTCTCCAGCAGTCAATGTCGTTAAATCTTGTATAGATACGGCGACCTCTAAGATTGGTAAGTCTAGACCGAGACCCCTCTTTTTGACGGATGACGGAAACTATAAACAACAGACAAGGGCGAAAAAGCTAACCCAGTTTATGGACGGCCTTTTCGATTCAATAGGATTGTATTCCAAGGCCGCGTCGGTCTTTAGGGACGGCGGCATCTTTGGTACTGGGGCACTCAAATTTTATATTGACGCCGATAAAGGCATGGTAAACTGTGAAAAAGTACTTTGTGATGAATTACTTGTAGATGACGGAGAGGCTATATATGGCCAACCTCGTCAAATGCATCAAAGAAAGTATGTAAGCAGGGATGTTTTACTTGAACAATTCCCTAAACACAAGGATGCCATCCTAGCAGCCCCCCTGGCATTTACTACACTCCCCGGGCAAACAACAACCCCGGATTTGGTGAAAATCTATGAAAGCTGGCATTTACCGTCTGGCAAAAACGCTGGTGACGGGTATCACGCGATTAGTATCGAAACTGCGACGCTGTTTCATGAGCCCTACGCTAAAGATTATTTCCCATTCGTCTTCTGGTCCTGGACGCCCCGTGTTGCTGGATTTTGGGGCATGGGGCTTGCCGAAGAATTGTTTGGGACTCAACTTGAAATCAACAAGCTACTTCGAAACATTCAACTTGCCCAACACCTTGTGGCAGTGCCCCGGGTGTGGATCGCGAATGGTTCAGTTGTCTCTGCGTCCCATATCAACAACGAAATCGGGTCAGTGGTCAAGTATACTGGTACAGAACCCAAGTTTTATACACCTTCAGCGATGTCCTCTGAGATCTATGAACATCTTAGGTGGCTCATTGCTTCAGCTTATGAGTCGACGGGAATTAGCCAACTTTCTGCAACTTCTCAGAAACCAGCCGGGCTTGAGTCAGCTGTGGCACTTAGAGAATACCAAGACATCGAATCCGAGCGATTCCAAGTAGTCGGACAGCGATGGGAAGAGTTTTTCTTAAAATGTGCTGAGATCTGCGTGGACATGACCGCAGATATGTATCAAAATCAAGATATTGAAACAAAGGTCAAGGTAGCCGGTAAGGGCTTTATGGACTCTGTTAAGTGGTCTGATGTTGATATGGAAAAAGACAAGTATATACTTCGGTGCTTTGCAGCGAATATCCTACCTACTCAACCAGCCGGACGTCTACAGAAGGTCCAGGAATTGGTACAGGCGGGCTGGTTATCGATGGAAGAAGGCCGCAAGCTAGTCGACTTCCCAGATATCGAATCTACAATGAATAAAGAGCTATCTAGTACAGACCTGACCAATAAGATGATAGACAGTATCCTAGATGACGGAATCTGGATGAGCCCAGAACCTGAGATGGACCTAGAAGAAGCTAGGGTAACTGCACAGAAACGCATAATTGAAGCCCGTCTACATAATGTAGAGGACTCAAAGATAGATATGTTGACAAGATGGGCGGAAGTAGTTAAGTCTATGCTTCCCGCTCCTCCGGTGGATGCAACAGGTATGATGGCCCCTCAAGCCACACCTGAAACACGACCACAGTCAGATTTATTACCATACGCGCCACAATAGGAGTTAAGCAATGGCCGATGTACAAAACGATTCTCAGCAACTACAACAACCACAGACCCAGCAAACACCCGCAGATCCTCAATTGGATTCGCGCTTAGTAGCAATAGCTAGGCGGGAGCGGGAACTACAGCAAAAAATGGAGAAGTTCAAGCAAGAACAACAAGGTTATATCAAACGGGATGACCTATCTAATTTTTGGAAGTCTGACCGCAATAAATTGCGAGAATTGTTAGGCGCTTCCGCAGAGGAATTGCCCGATCCGGCCCAACCCCATGACGAAAAATATAGTACCCTACAGCAAGAAATCGAGGCTTTGCGCAAAGAGCGAGAGTCTGAGAAAATGGAAAAAGCTACAGCACATATCAAAGGTGATATCAAAGCACTGGTAACAAGTAATACAGACGACTATGAGTTAATTAATGCGTTTGACAGTGTAGATATGGTCTTTGATTTGATGGTAGATCATTATAGGGAGCACCAGGAGGAACTGGACCCCAAACAAGCAGCGGACCAAGTAGAAAAGTTTTTATATGATCAGGTACAACGGGCAACAGGCACTAAAAAGATCAGTTCATTATTTCAGCAAAAAGACAAACCTAAAGAGATAAGCCCGACATTGACTGGTAATTCTGTATCAAGCCCCGCAACCCCAGTACCCCGGAAATTATCATATGAAGAATCACTGGCCGAGGCAGCTAAATTAATTAAATGGAAATAAAAGGAGTTTTTTAAATGTCTCTAGATATGACGAGTTTTGATGCGGCCCTTAAGGCCTACTATACCGATGACATGGTTATGAACCTGACCTACAAAGACAATCCATTACTGGCACTTATGCCAAAAATGGAGTCGTTCGGCGGAAAAAACCTTCCTGTACCTATTTTGTATGGTAACCCTCAGGGAAGATCCGCTACCTTCTCGACCGCCCAAACTCGCGGTGCATCTTCGTCTTCTAAGATCGAAGATTTTGTTCTTACTCGCGTAAAAGACTACGCAGTTGCTACTATTGATAATGAGACACTAGAAGCCAGCAAAGGCAAC